CGATTGAAAACTGCGGTGCAACCGTTGTTTCTCAAACCTTCAAAAAGAACTACACCGGTCAGGCCGCATCGGCTACCACCGACACCATTTGTGTTTTGCCTGCTGGCGCACAAATCGTTGACATCCTGATTGATACCACTGTTGCGTTTACCGGCTCAACCGCCGCCAACGTCAGCATTGGTGACGGCACAACCGCCGCCTTGTACTGGGCCGCTACTGACGTAACTTCCGCTGGCCGTGCGGCTATCAGCAACGCAGCCGCCAAATTGGGCGCATGGTGTGGCGTGACTTCAACTGCTTCGCCTAACGGGATTGGTATTGGCGCAACGGACGTTAAAGTGATTGCCACCATGACTCCTACCGTGGCCGCAGTGACCGCAGGTACTGTGCAGTACACCATCATGTACGTTGTTGCCGACTCTAACGGTTCGCAGTTCCCAGCATCCGCTTAATTGATCCAGGGGGCTTCGGCCCCCACTTTTTAGGAGATTGATTATGGGAATGCAAACTGACGTTAAATCAGGACACCTTAACAACTCAGGGTTTGTTGTTTTAGGGCGAAACAGGCTCAAAGCTGTTTCTATGGTTGGCACAGCCACGGCTGGAACACTGGACATCTTTGACACCGCCACAGCACCCGTTTCTGCGACATATGAGAGGGCGGCTACGCTTATCACTGTTACCAAGACCGCTCACGGATTGGTTACTGGGGATGTAGTTGGGCTTGCCTTTGCAACAGCCAGTGGGTCTTCAGGCACGAACGGCAACTACTCGATTACACGCACAGGCGCAAACACGTTTACCGTCACAGACATTAACTCTGGGACTATTGTTGCTGGAACGGCGGCTGTATACGCATCACTGTGGCTTGCCAGCTACGATACTGGTGCGGCTGACTTGTTTGGTAATTTTGCGTTGATTCCCGGCGAAGGAATACTGGTTAAAAACGGTATTTACTTGAGCATGAGCAACCTACTTTCCGCTAATATTTACTATGGCTGATAAAAGCTTCAACTTGGTGGGGCGCAAGCTTATGATTGCGATCCCTTGCTATGACGGCAAGGTCAACATCAAGACCGCTTTTGCCATAGCGCAACTCGTTCCCAAGTTGGACAAGATGGGTGTTGTCATTCATTTGGTACACCTGTCTGGATGCTCAATCATCACCAAAGCACGGAACAAGCTGGTATCCAACTTCATGGATTCAGACTGTACCGATCTGCTGTTTGTGGATGCCGATGTCGTCATCAATGTGGATGCAGTAACACGGCTGTTAGCCTTGGCTACTGACCGGGACGTTGTGGCTGGAACGTATCCCCGCAGGGCAGCAGATGCCAAATTCTTCTTAGACTTTTACCTGGATGAACACAACCAGTTAGAGTTTGATGAGAACGGCCTGATGCGTGTGGAGAGCGTAGCGACAGGCTTTATGCTGATTCGCCGCCATGTGATTGAATCCATGATCGCAGCCCATCCTGAGTGGAAGTACAAGGGTGACGGAGATGGATCAGATGAGTATGCCGTCTTTGACTTTGCCATCATTGATGGCGAATACATTGGCGAGGATTACCTGTTCTGCCGCAGGGCCAGGGAGCATGGATTCAAGATCTATCTGGATCCGATGATCAGCCTGCCACACATTGGCACACAAGAATTCACCCGTAACTTTGAGCAAGATGCTTTGCAGCCGTTGCTCAAAGAACACGCAAAACTGCACTTGAAAGTGGCAAATGGCTAGCCCAGCATGGCAACGCAAAGAAGGCAAGAACCCAAGTGGTGGTTTAAACGCCAAGGGTCGGGCCTCTGCGAAAAAACAGGGTATGAATCTGAAGCCTCCTCAACCAGAGGGCGGCAGCAGGCGAGACTCTTTCTGTGCAAGGATGACTGGGATGAAAAAGAAGCTCACATCCGAGAAGACGGCCAAAGATCCAAACAGTCGGATTAATAAAGCATTGCACGCTTGGAATTGTTAAAACCTATCAAGGAGTAATTATGAAGAAGATGAAACGTTTCGCTGGTCCAGAGGGAAGCATGATCGGTGGCGCAGAAGATGAGCGCCCTGCGCCTACTGGTATGTCTGAAGCAACGCAACTTGCGCCGGAAGTTACTGTAATTAACGAAAAGACGGGCGTAAAAGGCGACAAAGGAAATCGCATCGTGACAAAAGAAGAATTAAAAGCTTCTGGTTTGTCATTGCGTGACTTTTTAAACAAAGAGCGTGGCTTAACTCGCCGTGGTGAATCTGCTCCGGCAAAACCTGCCGCCAAAACTGAAAAAGCTCCTGCAAAACCTGCTCCCAAAGCGGAGGAACCAGTCAAATCTGCACCTAAAACATCGGAAACTAAGCGTGGGTTTGGCCCATACGGCGTATTTGCTGGGCCTAGCGATGAAGAAAAAGCGGCAACATATGCTCGTTATGAAGAGAATCGCAAGAAAATGGGTGCCACGGCTGCGCCAAGTGGTTCAGGCAAAATAGCGGATTCTGATTATGCAAAGTCTGTGCGATCTTCACAGGCTGCTAGTGCTGATAGCGGGCCGCTTGGTAAGCGTATTCGTGAAGCTCTGGGCTCATCCTACAAAACTGGTGGAAGCGTTTCCAAGGCATCTAGTCGTGCCGATGGTATTGCTCAGCGTGGTAAAACTCGCGGAAAGATGTGCTAATCATGGCCGACACAAGTAAACGCAAAACCATGACCGTTGATGAGTATGAGCGCATGACAAATCGCCCATATAAAAGCAAATTTAATTTTGCTGATTATCCAAAGCCTAGCTCTGGGGGTTATACCTACACGGGCGAAGGCGCTTCTGATAAAGCGGGCGCTGGGCGTGGTGGTCAGGGTGGCCCAACTGCTCAAGAGTTCAAAGAAGCCAACATGAGCGCGGCTGAGAAGAACGCCCGGCAAGATATTCTGGAAGAAAAGTACACCAGAAAAACCAAAGAGCAAGACTATGCAAAGGGTGGTAAGGTGTCAGCCTCATCCCGTGCTGACGGCATTGCACAACGGGGCAAGACTCGCGGGAAGATGTGCTGATGGAAATGGCTATCTGGAATGCTATTTTGACGGCCTTTCTGGGGCTACTTGGTTGGAATCTGAAAGAGAAGTCCGATGAGATCAAACGACTTCAGATTTTGATCAACAAAACCCGAGAAGAAATGCCAAAAGAATACGTTACCAAGGTAGACTTGCATACAGACATTGATCGGATAATGGATAGATTAGACAGGTTTGAGAATAAACTTGACCTGTTTATGAAGGAGCAGCGAAGTGCCCTCTCATAGCGCCAAACAGCACAGATTCATGGAGGCGGTGGCCCACAATCCATCGTTCGCCAAGAAAGCAGGAGTCCCACAATCCGTGGGAAAAGAGTTTGCAAAAGCCGATAAAGGCAAAACATTTTCACGAGGTGGTGACATGAAAGAATCTAAAGCAATGGTTAAGAAAGAAATTGGCTTTATGAAAGCCAAGGGCGCTCCTAAATCCATGATGAAACATGAAATGTCCGAGATGATGGGCATGAAAAAGATGGCTGGCGGCGGTATGCCTATGGCTATGAAAGACGGAAAAAAAGTTCCTGCTTTTGCTGCTGACGGCGTAGGCAAGATGAAACATGGCGGCATGGCAAAGAAAATGATGGGTGGCGGTATGTCTTATGCCAAGGGTGGTTCTGCATCTAGTCGTGCTGATGGCATTGCTCAAAAAGGCAAGACCAAAGGCAAGATGCTTGCAAAAGGCGGCAAAGCCTGCTAATGCTATGGCAACCTCAAAAACTGAAGCCGGAGTAGCTAGATCTTTAAAAAAAGCTGGGTTTTACGACCCAGGTAAAGATGCGTCCAAACGGCTAAGTATTATCAACAAAGTTACAACCAAGCCTCAACGGGTAAAGATGGTTGATAAATTGTTTTTAGCCAAAAAAGTTAAAGGTGCTAAAAAATGAGAGCAAGCCGTGGTATGGGATCAATAAACCCTTCCAAAATGCCCAAGGGGGTGAGGAAGGCTAGGCGTGATGACACTGACTTCACTCAGTACGCTGAGGGGGGTAAGGTCAACGCTGCTGGAAACTATACCAAGCCCAGCTTGCGCAAGAAGATTGTGTCGCAGGTCAAGGCAGCGGCAACTCATGGCACGGGCGCAGGCCAATGGTCAGCCCGTAAGGCGCAGCTTGTGGCTAAGAAGTACAAAGCGGCTGGAGGAGGTTATCGTGATTAAAGGACATATGGACGATTGCGCCGTGATGCAAGATGGCCCTTGCACTTGTGGCACGGATGAAATTTTAGAAGAGTTGGCACTTGAAGATGCTGGCTTGACCGCTGAAGACTTTGAATGAAAGCACCGCAGACTTCCCTTAAAAACTGGGGCGACCAGAAATGGCGCACTAAGTCGGGGAAGCCTTCGTCAAAAACAGGTGAGAGGTATCTCCCTGAAGCCGCTATTAAGTCTTTGTCCCCTGCTGAGTACGCTGCAACAACCAAAGCTAAGCGCAAAGGTAAGGCGGCAGGTAAGCAGTTTGTGGCCCAGCCTAAAGTCATAGCAAAGAAAACAGCAGGTTTTAGATAATGGCATACAGCACTGGCACTTCAGCGTTCAACATGGAGTTTACGGAGATCGCCGAGGAGGCGTGGGAACGTGCTGGGCGTGAAATGCGTAGTGGCTATGACTTGCGAACAGCCCGCAGGTCAATGAATTTGATGACCATTGAATGGGCAAATCGTGGTCTAAATATGTGGACTATCGAGGCTGGATCATTCCCTTTGACGCCAGGATTGAACACCTATGCGCTGCCATCGGACACCATTGATCTGCTGGATCATGTGATTCGAACGGGTGCAAATAGCTCTTCAACCCAGGCAGACCTGACTATTTCCCGCATTAGTGTTTCTACTTATGCAACCATTCCCAACAAATTGCAGCAAGCTAGGCCAATCCAGGTCTGGATTCAGCGTTTGTCTGGTGAAACAAACCCCACTACTTTGCTGACAAGTGGAAGCGTTACCACCACGGCAACCACGATTACGTTGACTTCCACTGTTGGATTAGCGTCTTCTGGGTTTATCAAGCTGGACAATGAAATCATTTACTACGGCTACATCTCTGGGAACGAGATAGGTTCATGCTTCCGTGGGCAAGCTAACACTACCGCAGCTACGCACACGACTGCTACGGCGGTATTTGTGCCCCAGCTACCAGCGGTAACAGTGTGGCCTACGCCAGATAACTCTACATCGTATGAGTTTGTGTATTACCGTATGCGCCGGATCCAAGATGCCGGGTCTGGTATCCAGGTTGCAGACATGAATTTCCGTTTCTTGCCCTGTGTAGTATCGGGTTTGGCTTACTACATTGCCATGAAGGTACCTGAATTGCAGGGCCGCATGGATATGCTGAAGATGGCATATGACGAGCAATTTACTTTGGCGGCTGGTGAAGATCACGAGAAAGCGCCGATCAGGTTTGTGCCGAGACAGATGTTCATAGGTGGGAGTACGCCCTAATGGGTAATGCATACTCATCAGGCAAGTTTGCAATTGCTGAGTGTGACCGATGCGGGCAGCAGTTCAAACTTAAGAAGCTCAAGACCGAGGTTGTAAAGACCAAGCGGTATGAGATCAAAGTTTGTCCTGAGTGCTGGGATCCTGATCATCCTCAATTGTTGCTGGGTATGTATCCAGTGGAGGATCCGCAGGCTCTGAGAGCGCCCAGGCGGGACACAACGTATGTCACGGCAGGGCCGAATGGCTTGCAGATTGACAATACTGGATTTGGTGGATACCCAACTGGAGGTTCCAGGGATATACAGTGGGGCTGGAGTCCGGTTGGCGGATCTAGCTTTTTTGATGTAGCACTGACGCCAAACTACTTGGTGGCAACGGCAAGTGTTGGTACAGTAACGGTTAGCACAACTTAGGAGCAGATATGGACAAGAAGCAAGTTAAGGCAATTGCCGACACCGAAGCCAAGAAAATGGTCAAAGGCCATGAATCTCGTATGCACACCAAGGGCATGAAAGCCGGTGGCCCTACCAGCATGGATCGCAAGATGTACGGGAAGAATCTTTCCCGCGCAATGAACCAGAAATCTGGGAGCAAATAATGGCTAAATTTAGCAACAAGATGATGGGCAAGGAAGTTGGCGATGCGGCAACGTATGCTGTTCCTCATACTATGAAGGGTAAAGCTGCTCCTATGCAGACAAACCCTGGCAAAGAGCCGAATGGTAGTGCAGCCGCAAATGTGAATATGTCTGTTGGCAACATCAATCGCAATGGTTACTCTGCACCTAAGACTGACGGCATCAAAATCCGTGGTACTGGCGCAGCCACCAAGGGCGTGATGGCAAGAGGCCCGATGGCATGACTTACAACGAATTGGTCATTGCTGTTTCTGACTACTGTGAGAACACGTTTCCCACGGTAGACATGAACATAATGATTAAGCAGGCTGAGCAGCGTATCTATAACACTGTTCAGTTGTCTAACTTGCGCAAGAACGTGACGGGGACAATCACGGCAGGCAATCAATACTTGTCAGCCCCTGATGATCCAAGTTTTCTCTCTGCTTATTCGTTGGCTGTGATTGACGGAAGCGACTATCTTTATTTGCTAAATAAAGATGTTAACTTCATGCGTGAGGCGTACCCAAATACGTCAGTGGCGTACCGTGGCAAGCCCAAGCACTATGCTATTTTTGGCCCGCAATCAACGGCTGCAACAGAGTTGTCTTTCATCCTTGGCCCTACGCCAGATGCAACGTATTCAGTTGAGTTGCACTACTACTACTATCCAGAGTCCATTGTGACTGCTGGAACAACATGGCTGGGCGAACACTTTGATTCTGCTCTGCTCAATGGCACGTTGGTAGAGGCAATTCGATACATGAAGGGTGAGCCAGATCTGGTCAAGTTTTACCAAGATATGTATTTGCAGTCTATTGCGCTGCTCAAGAATTTGGGCGATGGCAAACAGCGTATGGATGCTTATCGTGATGGTCAGGTCAGAACGGCAGTCCAATGAGCATTGTTCAAACACAAACTACCAGCTTCAAAGCTGAGCTTTATCAGGGCATCCATGACTTGACCACGGATGTGATCAAGATTGCCCTGTATACAGCGAATGCTAATTTGAATGAAGGCACAACCGTTTACTCCACTAGCAATGAGGCAAGTGGGGGAAACTATGCGCCTGGGGGTTTGCAGTTAACACCGATCACGGTGAGCAGTTCTGGATACACAGCCTATGTAGGCTTTCCAAATGTGTCATGGACAGGTGTAATCACAGCCCGGTGTGCTTTGATCTACAACTCAAGCGTGAAGGAAGGGTTGAGTGGCAGGTCAATAGCCGTGTTGGACTTTGGTTCTGACAAGACATCAGTCACCACGTTCTTAATCACGATGCCAGCCAACACATCAACCACAGCACTGATCAGGAGTTCAAATTGATAGTCACGACCACCAAGGGCGAAATGGATGATTCTTTGCTTGAGAAGCGGGAAGGAACCGTGGACAATGACAATGAGTTGACCACCTGGGTTGAGTATTGGCTGGAGGGCGAACTTGTACATCGTTCTGCCCATGTCCAGTTGAAGAAAATGCCGGTTTTTGCCGGTGCTGAAGCCGCATCATTAGGTTAAAGGAAACATCATGGCAAACACACAAGCAATGACCACTTCGTTCTTGGGCGAGGTTTTGACAGCAACTCACAACTTTGGCACTGCACCGATCCGTGCAGCCACCACTGCTGACACGTTTAAAGCGGCCTTGTATCTTGCGTCAGCAACGATCAATGCTTCTACCACGGCTTATTCGGCCTCTGGTGAAGTGTCTGGTACTGGGTACTCTGCTGGTGGCGTGACGGTGACCAATGCAACGGCTCCGCTATCTTCAAACACCTCGACAACCGCAGGCACAGCGTACTGGACGCCTTCGGCTTCGATCAGCTACACCACGGTGACGTTGACCACGGCGTTTGATGCAGTGTTGATCTATAACTCAACACAGAGTAACAAGGCCGTTAGTGTTCACACCTTTGGTTCGCAGACGATCACGGCTGGAACCTTCACCTTGACGATGCCTTCCAACACGACTTCGACTGCTCTGTTGCGCTTGGCTACCACCTAAAGGGGTAAGCCGTGTCTCTCGGGTGGGGTGATGGCACATGGGGGAGTAACGGATGGGGCGGTACTCTTGACCTCACAGGTAATACCGCCACAGGCGCGGTAGGATCTGCCACACCAAACCTTATCATTGCGCTCACGGGGGTATCAGCCTCTGGTGCGGTTGGGACGATGGCTCCCAGCACCTCAGAGGGTGAAGACGGCGATATAGCGAATGGATTTGTTGGTAATGTAGGGGTAACCCTAGAGGTTGCGCTGACGGGTGTTTCTGCGGCGGGATCAGTTGGTAACGTTACCAGCGGTCAAGATGCAGCAATTACCAGCGTATTGGCATCTGGTGCAGTTGGGTCTATCACGACATCAAGATTGGTGGCGCTGACGGGCGTTGAAGCATCTGGAGCTACTGGTAACGTTACCGGTGACAAGAGCAGTGCTTTGACGGGTGTTGAGGCGTCTGGGGCCGTAGGAACGGTTGTTCAGAGCGCAGCGGTCAGTTTGACGGGTAATCTAGCAACAGGATCCCCAGGCGGAGTAATTGTCCCTCTGCCATCGTTGCAGGCAGATGGTTCCGTGGGAACGGTTGTCAGTGGAATATCCATTGCTTTGTCTGGAGTGTTGGCATCAGGATCCGTTGGAACGGTGTCAGTGGCTGCAAGGTCACTGGCTTTGACAGGCGTAAGCGCAGCAGGTGCGGTTGGTGATGTTATTGCGGTTTATTGGAAACCTATAGATGACACGCAGGTCGCATCGTGGCAAAATATCAGCAACCCGCAGACTCCTAATTGGTCAAATGTTTCAGACGAACAGACCGCCAATTGGGAAGAAGTCGTAACTTGAAAGTGAAAATGCTGGTTTATAAGATCACGAATAACGTAAACGGCCACGGCTACATTGGGATCACTCAATGTGCCTTGGCAAAGCGTTGGCGTGAACACTTGTGTGCGGCACGAACGGGAAGCGGTAAACGCCTGTACAGGGCCATGCGTAAATATGGCACAGACAACTTCAGCATTGCCGTGTTGTATGAGGCAAAATCATTTGAAGAGCTTCAAAGGGTTGAGTGTCAACTTATCATTGAACACAACACTCACGCCAAGAATGGCGAGGGGTATAACTTGACGGCTGGCGGTGAAGGCAAAGACCGCATGGATCAGTTGTTTGGCGAAGCCATTCCAAGCTCACTGCTTACCGAAGAGATTGTGGCATTTGCCAGGGATCCGCAACACTGGAACATTTCCAATGCAGATGTGTTGGGCATGATTGCCAAGAAATTTGATCTTGATTGTGCAATTGATACAGTCAAGGATGCCCGTAACGGCAGTTCATGGACTCATTTAAACGCAAAATACCCGCCAATTAAGCGTGGGCGTGGTGTGCGGCATGATGTAGTCTCTGAAGAAGTGCAATCGGCAAGAAAAGAAACACTTGCAAAACACCGTTCTGAAGCTGTTGCGGCATCAGCAAAAACACGTACAGGAAAACGTAGCTGCACCGCTAAGTTGTCTGAGCAGGCGGTATGCGATATATTCTTCCATAATGAATCATTGAACAAAACTGCGGCTAAATTTGGCATCAGTAAAAAAATGGTTGTTTTAATTAAACAACGTAAAGCGCATACATATTTGACTCAAGGACTTTGAAATGACCACAGCATATACATCTCTTTTGGGTTTGGCGTTGCCAGTTACGGGCGAATTATCAGGCACGTGGGGTGACACTGTAAACAATAGTATTACATCCCTATTGGACTCTGCAATTTCCGGTACAACCACTCTTTCGGCAGACTCAGATGTAACGTTGACCACCACTCAAGGATCGTCTAATACGGCACGAGAAGCTATTCTTTTGTGGACGGCAGGCGGTTCTGCTACGCGCACTATCACTGCACCGGCACAGTCAAAGATCTATACGGTCATCAATGCAAGCTCGGGCACACAATCTATTATTCTTGCGGGCGTAGGCCCAACTACAGGCGTAACGATTGCAAAGGGTGAATCAGCCCTGTGCGCTTGGAACGGATCAGACTTTATCAAGATCAGTAACACTGCTGGCCCAGGCACGTTCACCGATTTGACCGTTACTGGTAACACTACCCTTGGTAACGCTGTTTCAGACACCATCACCGTAAATAGCCAATTTGTAACTGGCACGGTACTTAGATCTGCCCAAGCGCTTACCAACACTTTGGCTCTTGCCGCCTACGATGTGGATGGAGCAGCATATACCAATCTAATCACTCTTACGGCAGCCAATGCGCCGACTTTGGCTCTTACATCTACGGGTGTGGGAACAATTAACAATATGTCGATTGGTGCCACCACAGCTTCTACGGGTGCGTTTACTACCTTAACAAGCAATGGAGCAACAACTTTCACCGCAGGTACTGCTTCAACTACTACCGGGACAGGAACACTTGTAATCACAGGTGGTTTAGGGGTAAGCGGAAGAATTAACGCAGCCAACTTTGATGGAATTATTGGTGCTAATACTGCGGCTGCTGGGGCGTTTACTACCGTTCAAATCGGAACAAATCCTGCTGGTGTTTCAATTGGTGTTTTAGGTATACCAAATCAAAAGCGTGTTTATGGGCGTAATGCGGCAAATAGTGCTGATGTAAACATACTGTATGTTGATGGCAGCAATGGTCTTGTTTTTGGCCCTTCTGACTCCGCCGTGATCAACTCCAGCGGTAATGTGGGCGTGGGGACAACTTTAAGCACAAGCGATGGAACATTAACATTTCAACAAATAGGCCAAACTGCTATTTTTGCTGGTCAACCATCTGCTGAAGCAATGTGGATAGGCAGTAACTATTATTACGATGGTGGATGGAAATATAAAACAGCCAATTTTGCATCACAGTTTTATACATCTGGCGGGGCTTTTTATTGGAAAAACATTACATCTGGTTCGGCAAATGCTGGAATTACTTGGAATAGTCCAATGACCCTTGATGCCAGCGGTAACTTGGGTATTGGGACTACAAGTCCTAGTTCTAGACTTCATGTCAAAGGAGCGGATGTAAAACTGAATTTTGAAACAGACACTGGCGCTACAGCTTATATTCAGCAACTATCTGCGTCCCCATACGATGTCAGCTTTTTCAATCAAAACGCTGGTTCATTGATATTTGGAACCAACAATACCGGTGTCGGCAGGTTTGATGCCAGCGGTAACTTGCTAGTGGGAATTACAACTAACGCATCAGCAGGCAAACTTACGGTTCAAGGTGGCGCAACTGACCCATTTTCTGGGACTGGATATAGGTTGGCAAGTTTCCATTCAACTTCTGCCGCAAACGCTGACCAGCCGGGAATTGTTCTTGGCTTTGATACCGCAGGAGCGGGAATTGTTGCCGCCAGAACAAACGCAACTGGGCAACCAATTGCTTTTTGGACATACAACGGGTCTGCTTGGGGTGAGCGTGCCCGTATCGACTCCAGCGGTAACTTGCTGGTGGGGGTTACTAGCGGAACATCTTATAAGCTGAATTTAAAAACAAGTTCTGCATCACAAAGCGCAATTGGTACGGCGGGAACATCTGGCGATACGGCATTTCAAGCAATTCTCATAACCAAGTTTGATAACGATTCAACTACATCGCAAAACTTTATTCAATTTCAAATTAACAATGGTGGGGCAAACTGCGGCAAAATTACAGCCAACGGCGCAAACACGGCGGCATTTGGTTCAACATCTGACCAACGGGTAAAAGAAAACATTGTTGAGTTGCCTTCACAGCTTGACAACATTATGGCCTTGCGCCCTGTTGAGTTTGATTACCTTGAGTCTTACGGCGGTGGGCATCAAATTGGTTTTATTGCACAAGAAATTCAACAGGTCTACCCAGATGTAATTTCTACAGATGATTCGTCTGAAAAAATCATGTCTATTACTGGATGGAGCAAAACAGAGGCCCGTCTGGTAAAAGCCATCCAAGAGCAACAAGCCCTCATCACCCAACTCACCGCCCGTATAACTGCTTTAGAAGGAGCATAAACCATGACTATCGTTTGGAACATCAGTCAAACCAACTACGAAACCGCAAATGGTTTCATCACCACAGCCCACTGGCAAGCAAATGCAACAGATGGGGATTACTCTGCATCTGTGTACAGCACTTGTTCATGGCAACCCGGCACACCCACCATCCCCTATGACAGCGTGACCATGCAAGAAGTTTTGGATTGGTGCTGGGCAGGTGGTGTGGACAAGGATGCCACGGAAGCCTCCCTGCTGGCTCAGATTGAGTTGCAAAAGAACCCTGTGACCGCCACTGGAGTGCCTTGGGCATAAAGGATAAGGGCAACCCGCTGGCCCAAACAGCGGCTTTTTATGGAGAAACGCATGAACGACAAGAAAATTGAATTGACATTGGGCCTTGTGAACGCCGTCATGCAGTATTTGGGTACACGCCCCTATGCTGAAGTGGCTGACATGATCCAGGCTATTCGTGAGCAAGCCATCCCCCAGGTTCCAATGCCTGAAGAGGCCAAGCCTGCGGAGCAGCCATTGATCCAGTAACAGCATTTGCCCTGTGTAAAGGGGCATATGAAGGCATAAAGGGCTGCATCAGCGTTTACCAAGACCTGAAGAAAACCGGGTCTGATCTAACAAAGATCACAGGTGAGGTTGGTACAGCCCTTTCAAGTTTTTTCAAGGGCCACGCAGAGTTAGAAACCAGCCATGAGAAGGCTGAGTACCAGCGTGAAGAGAATCTGAAAAAGGGAATAAAAGACGACCTTGCCACACAAGCCATAGACAATGTGATGTATCTGCGGCAGACCAAGCAGTTTTACGCCGATCTTGAGAAAATGGTGCGCTGGGAGATGGGACAACCCGATCTCTGGCGGGAAATCGTTGAAGAGTATCAACGGCTGTTGGATCAAAAATCGGAGCAAGCGGCACGGGAGTTGCACGAAAAGCGGGTGAAAGCATGGCGGCGACAAAAGTTAAAAAATCAGATTCTGGACAGGGTGCTGGAAACGGTGCTGGTGGTTTTCGTAGTCGCTTACCTGATATGCCTAATGTGGATAATCAGTCTTCATCATCGGGGTCGATTGGATACCTTCTGGTCTTGATCCTGTTCGCACTGGTCTTTGTGTTGATGATTCCCTTGGTTGGGATGCTGTATGTGGACACGATGGTAGTGAAGCGAGAGGCCAAGGCCCAGATGGAAAAAGTTGAAAAGCTGCGTAAGCAGGTTGAAGAGGAAAAGAAAAAAGATGATTGACCTTACCAAAGCCATTGGAGCAGTTGCCGCAAGCGTTGCCGCACTGGGTGGCAGTTATACACTGGCTGACAAGTTTGGCTGGTTTGACCGTGCAATCATTGAGTGGTCGCCTGAAAACTTCAAGATCGTGGCAGAAGCTGGACAGCCCATCAATGTCACCGTTGCAAGAATAAAGAAACGGGATGACTGCTCTGTTGAGAGTTTTACCCCAAGCATTCGGGACGCAAATGGTATGGTGCATGAAGCAACCACCACAGCAAGCAGATTCAGCGGCCCCGCAGGGCCAGAGATTGATACGTTTACATATCAACTCACGATGGTGAGAAAAGAGAAGATTGCTGAAGGCAAGGCAACTTTACTGGCAACCATCATATACAAATGCCCCGAGGGGCAACGTGTTGTGCAGTATCCACGCCACCCCAACTTAAGTTTTGAACTGAAAGGTTAATCATGCTCACCCTGTTCTCATCCCTCATCAGCTTCCTCATGGGTGGCTTGCCCAAAATCCTTGAGTTCTTCCAAGACCGGGCAGACAAAAAACATGAGCTTGCTTTGGCGGCAATGCAGACCGAGCGGGAACTGACCCTGAAAAAAGCTGGCCTGGAAGCGCAGGAGCGCATTGAACACATCCAGACTGAGCAAATTCAGATTAACGCCGAGGTCACCAATGCCCAGACTGCTATGCAGGAGCGACAAGCCCTGTACGCACACGATATTGCCTTGGGCCAAGGAGCCAGCACTTGGGTCATCAACATGAGAGCCGCCACCCGTAGCGTCATCACCTACGGCATGTTTGCCATGTTTATGTTTGTTGAAATCTTTGGCTTCTACTACGCATGGCATACAAACGTGGAATTTACCGTGGCGCTGGACAACCTGTGGGACGATGAGACTCAGATCATCTGGGCTTGTATCGTGTCGTTCTGGTTTGGCGGTCAGGCGTTCAAGAAATGAATCTCAGCCCAGAGGCCATCAAGGTCATCTGCCACCATGAGGGCATTCGGTACAAGCCGTATCGGTGCCCAGCCCTGCTTTGGACAATAGGAGTTGGACATGTACTTTACCCAGACCAAGCTAAGATACCAATGGATCAAAGAGGCGCTTATCAGCTTCGGCCAGAAGATAGCCGCACGTTTTCAAAGGACGAAGTAGATGGGATTCTCAGAAGCGATCTTGCAAGGTTTGAGCGTGGAGTGGCTCAGTTCTGTCCCGTTCCCCTTACACAAGGTATGTATGATAGCCTTGTTAGCTTTAGTTTCAATGTCGGTCTTGGAACACTCCAGCGTTCAACGCTTCGTCAAAAGCTGCTTCGGGGCGATAAAGCGGGTGCTGCGGAAGAACTCCTCAAATACTGTTTAGCTGGGGGCAAAATTTTAAAGGGTTTGCAGAATCGGAGGATTGATGAACGAGCTATGTTTTTATCGTAGGCTTATTCCACTTTTCTTCCGGCCAGTTGGCGTTGATGCGGTATTTCAGCGTCATCCAATTAACCCCAAGATGTCTGGCAAGCGTGGCAATAATAAATGGTTTGCCTTGGTAAGTAATGTGCACATTGCTAGATATGTTTGCCTGTTGCTCATGCCGTGTCGCCCATCTACAATTGAGCTTAAAGTACCCCTTAGAGTTGTCAATACGATCAAGGCTGGTGTTGTTTGGCTTTTCACCCATATCGGCAAGGAACGCTTCAAATGTTTGCCATTCGCTTGATACCGTTATCCCCCTTCCTCCATACTGAGCATATGATGCGTGCTGGGGGTTTTCGCATCTTTGGCGCATTGCAACCCATGTGGAATACGTTTTTGTTGGGGTTGCATTTTTTGCGTGACCGTGTTTGGTGTGTTGTGTCGCCGTCCCGCACGACTTTGAACAAAACTTCCCACGGCCCTCTGCAACCCTGTTTTCAGATGTTTCAAACGGTGTTCCGCATCGTTGACATTGTGTTTGAATGCGCTTATAAATGGGCTTCATATTTGTCTCCAAAGATGCCTTATTGTAATGCAAATATGGCTGGTGGGAAAATACTCAAAGGGCTGCAAAATCGGCGTATCGATGAACGAGCCATGTTCTTGTCATAGGGTTAAAAATGCCACTCAAAAAACTTCTGCTCAGGCCCGGTGTAAATAAGGAGAACACCCGTTACACCAGTGAGAATGGGTGGTATGACTGTGACAAGATCCGCTTTCGCCAGGGTACGCCAGAGAAGATTGGCGGTTGGCAACAAATCTCTGCACAAAAGTTTATTGGTGTGTGCCGCTCCCTGTGGGCATGGGTTACGCTTGGCGCACAAAAGCTCTTGGGCGTAGGAACCAATTTAAAGTTTTACATCGAAAGCGGTGGCTTTTACTACGATATAACCCCGATCAATCAAACCAACACGCTGACCAATCCATTTGCTATGGTGAGTGGATCGTCCACGGTAACGGTCACTGATGCAAACGGCGGGTACTCAAACAATGGCTATGTAACCTTCACGGGCTCATCGTCCAATGGTGGCATTACTTTGTTAGGGGAATACCTTTTAACCTATACCACCACGGCCAACACTTACACCGTACCCGTTCAATCGGAAGCGTCAATCTCTATTGCTGGTAACGTTCCCATCGCTGCCGGATCTTTTGTGATTGGTAATTCGTACAGCATAACATTTGTAGGAACCACTGATTTCACGTTAATTGGAGCGTCAGCTAACACTGTTGGCGTAGCGTTTATCGCTACAGGCGCTGGGTCTGGTTCTGGTACGGCCAAAGCAAATACTGTTTTTGCAACGCAGTTTCAGCTTGCAAATGGTGTGCAAGTAACGTTAACTACCACGGGTGTGCTTCCTTCGCCGTATGTTGCTGGAACAACCTATTACGTAGTAAATACTTCCGGCTACACATTTAGTCTATCTTTGACTTCTGGTGGAGTTGTGATTGATTCCGCAGGATCAGTTCAATCAGGGATTTGCACGGTAACGGCTAAGGCATCCTCGACTTCTGCTGCTGGTGGGGGCACTGTTCGGGCTGCTTATCAGATAGCCACTGGTGCTTCATATGCTGCTGCCGTTGTTGGCTGGGGCGGGGGAACCTGGGGATCTGGACTATGGGGCATAGGAACATCATCGCAGCAGCCATTCCGTATGTGGAGTCAAAGTAACTTTGGTGAGGATCTTATCTTTGGCCCAAGCGGTGGTGGCATTTACTATTGGGATGCAACTTTTGGGTTGACGGGTACGACATTCACTGTGACGATTGCTACGCCAGCAGTTTTGTCTACATCCATTACATTGGCTAATGGCATGGCAATTGTGCTGACTACAACGGGGGCGCTGCCTACCGGGTTAAATGTTGGTCAGGTGTACTACGTTATAAATTCAACGGGTACAGACTGTAATTTATCGGCTACTTATAACGGTGCAGCCATTAATACTACGGGATCTCAATCAGGGGTTCATAAGATTGCCTCCAGGGCCATAGCTGCGGAAGATTACGGTGGCGCAACAGATGTGCCAATTGCCCAAAACTACATATTGGTATCTGATTCCAGCCGGTTTGTGTTTGCTTTTGGGGCCACGGAGTACGGATCAGCGACATTCAATCCAATGCTCATCCGCTGGTCAGACCAGGGAGATCCTTTCAATTGGACGCCAAGCCCCACTGTCGATGCTGGATTTACTTACCTTTCTCACGGGTCACAGATTATTACAGCCATGCAGGCCCGTCAAGAAATCTTGGTGTGGACTGATTCATCTCTTTATTCTCTACAGTATGTGGGAGCCCCTAATGTATGGGCTCCACAAATTGTTGGCGATAACATTTCTATTGCATCAGAAAACGCTGTTGCTTACGCTAACGGCGTGGCGTACTGGATGGGCGTGGATAAGTTCTACAAATACGATGGTAGAACCCAGACACAGAATTGCGATCTGCGCCAATACGTGTTTTCAACCATCAATAAATCTCAATTTACCCAGGTTCTTGCAGGAACAAACGAGGGGTTTAATGAGATTTGGTGGTTCTATTGCTCTGGCACAAGCACCAATATTGACAGCTATGTGGTCTTTAACTACGCAGAAAACCAGGGCCAAGGCTGCTGGTACTACGGCTCAATGGCTAGAACGGCTTGGCTGGATAGCGGTCTGCGAGACTATCCCCTTGCTGCCACCTACGACTACAACATCGTTAACCATGAGCAGGGCGTAGACGATAACACTACGGCGGTAACGTTACCAATTGAAGCTTTCATCACATCTGCTGAGATTGACTTGGAAGATGGGGATAGGTTTGGGTTTATTTGGCGTGTGCTGCCTGACATTACGTTCAGGGGATCGACTGCGACCAGCCCTCAAGTGACGATGTATCTCAAGCCCATGCAAAACTCAGGCTCTGGGTATAACAGCCCAGCATCTGTTGGCGGAGAAAACAATGCTACTGTCACCAGAACGGCCATTCTCCCTATAGAGGAATTTACTGGTCAGATCTATACTCGGGTGAGAGGGAGGCAGATAGCTATGGAGGTTAGATCTACGGCGGCAGGTGTGACTTGGCAGCTTGGCTCTCCACGTATCGACATCCGCCAGGACGGCAGACGCTGATGGCAACTATTGTCACCCGGTTCCTTCGCAAGTTCAGAGCGCCTGCGTTACCCGCATCACCCCTTGAATACATCCGCACGGACGAGGATCAGTTTCGCAACATCCTGCGTTTGTATTTCAACCAGATTGATAGCGCATTTGGGGGTCTTCTGGACACAACCGGGGGAAAGTACGTTAACTTTCCCTACGGGGCATTTTCCTCTAACGCAGATCAAACCGCCACGATCAATACAGCTACCCTGATGACGTTGAACACAACGGACTTCTCTAACCAAGTGTCCATGGGCACTGTAGCTGTTCCGTCCAACAGTAAGATCACGGTGGCAAATGCCGGTATATACAACCTCCAATTCTCTGCTCAGTTCCAAAACACCGACACTGCTTTTCAAGATGTTTACATCTGGTTGCGGCAAAACGGCGTGGACATTCCCGGGTCAACAGGATTTGTATCTATCCCCAACAGACACGCTGGAACAGATGGACACACAATAGTTGGATGGAATTATTTCTTGAGCATGGCCGAAAATGATTACATTGAAATATATTGGTCTATACCCAATGCTGCTGTGAGCATCCAACACCTTGCTGCATCGGGTACTCCTACCAAGCCATCAACCCAATCGGTTGTGGCTACCCTTTCATTTGTTTCAGCTTTACCGGTGACTTGATATGGCAACACCAGAAGAACTAGCCGCCCAAAGCGCAAATTATTTAAATACCAACGTGACGCCCAACACGGGCGGTGATCCAAACGTTTATTTTAATGATGTTTCCGGTCAAGCAATGATTGGCGCAGACGGAAACCAGTATTATTTTGCTTCACGAGATTATGTAAACAGGGGTTTCATATCTCAAATGAATGGGAAAGATTATCAATTTTACAATGCAAGATTTTTAAATAAAGATGTCTTTGACAAAGCGCAACAATTTACTGCGCCAGATGGAACTCCTGGTTTTGTTTGGAAAGCGCAAGATGCTATTAATTTAAAAATAGCAAATAGTGAAGGTTTACCTACATATGGCGGCTACGACTTATCTAGTGGGCGTCCGCCAATTGTTGGAATTGGATACCCAAACGCCACGGGAAATGAACACTTAAACACTTTGTCATATGTGTCCATGCCTCAAAAGGTAAGCGATAAGAGGGTAGAGCAAAACTATATCACCAATGACGGGACGGTATCGGGGGCAAATTTCAGCGGACACCGAGGCTACGAGTATTATGTAAATGGATGGCTTGCGGACAGATTGAGGGCGGGGCTTCCCACTGTCAATGCAATCATGCCAATTGTGTTGGAGGTGATTTCTCCAGGCATGGGATTGGGGGCAATTTATGCCACATACTCTGCCTCCACAGCTGCCACTATTCAAGCGTTAACCACCGGGAATATTGAAAAAGGTGTTGTTGATCTTGCAAAGATATATGCCGCAGGACAGGTTTCGGATCTTGTATCAAAAGGGGTAAGTGCTTATATGCCCGTTGCTGAGTTGGGCAAAGTGGCAACAGCCATTTTAGGTAACGCAGGAACAAGCGCTATTGTTGCGGGCATATACGGCAAAGATGTCGGCAAAGCTTTCATTGATGGCGGCATTGCAGCTGGTATTGGTTCCGTTGCCGGGTCAATATCTGGCTTTTCACAGCTTCCCGTACCAATTCAACGAGTCTTTGCCGCCGCAGTCACAACGAGCTTGCAGGGCAAGTCCCAAAAAGAAATGGATGCCGCCACATTGCAAGCGGCAATCACTGCTGGCCTGGGTGCTATTGCAAACGGCCTGGAAGCAAACTCCAAGATCCAAAAAGAACTTGGCCGGGAGGCTACGGCTGATGAATTAAATAAGTTTATCTGGTATACAAACAGAGATTCAAACTTTGACGCAAAAGTTTATAACTATATGGGAGAAGTCAAAAAAAACTTCTCGCTACAGAATGGCTTTGACACATACACCCTGGACGGTGTTGATTACAAGATCTCCGCTACAGAGCTTAACAATTACGCAATAGGCGAAGACTGGAAAAATTGGACTGAGAAGCAAAACGCTGCAAAGCAGGGCATAACAGACCCATATGAGTATCGTGATGTTTTGGCACGCAACGAAGGGTGGGGCGGCGATGCGCAAAAGGCTACAGCAAAGTTAAGCGGCTTTGAAACTCCCGGTGAATACGCAACGGCAAGTACATTGGGCCTTGACTCAATGGCTGAGTATCAAGAATTTCAAAGCAAAGCCGCTCTGTTTAAAGAAATTACTAGAAGAGATGCCACGCCTAATGACATCAAACCGTTTCTTGCAAACATCCCGACAATCGCAGATGCCCAAGAGGTGTTGCGTGAAGTCACCAATGACAAAAAACCAAAAGATAAAGATAAAAAATACGACTACGATGGCAATGGCTTAGTTGAGTTGGCCGATGCCCTTGAGATGCTTAAGGCGGAAAAGGGATTATCTAAGGTCACGCCAAACCCAGACACAATTTGGGGGAAATCTGGCTTAACTGATGCTGATTTCAAAACAAAAGTAACTGACAGCACAGAACAAGAAAAGATTATTTCTTTTCTTAAAGACAGTGGAATGCAATCCAGCCCTGAGTTGGTTGATGCAATTAAGAAAGATTGGTCATTTGATCCTAGTAAACCCACTTCTGGTCTATCTGATGCTGTTGCCAAGTCTGATTCTTTGTACACAGATGCCGATGAGGTAAGGGCGCAATTTAAAGCTGTGTACAACAGGGATCCGAGCGCAGATGATCTTAAGTCATTGCAGAAGTTTGTTGGCCCACGGGATGAGGAATCGACCTTTGCGGCAATAAATGCTCAGTTAGATCCTTTGGTAACAGATTCCAGCGAGGCCAAAGACTTTTTGAAGGGTGTGCTTGGTAGAGATCCTACTGATGCCGAGGTACAAAAGTTTATTGGCGAACGGCCAGAGTCTCAAACTCTTACAGCCCAGAATGCATATGACACGTTGATTGGGTTTATGGATGCAAACGTGCCTATTGGCAGCTATAACAAAGACATTACCTCTGTTGACTTTGATGAAGATTTAGTTGCTGGGCCTGCTGGTGCGCCTAAGCCATTGAGAGCAAATCAAATAGTTGTGGATGCTAATGGTTTGCCCAAGACCATTGGCATTATGGACTTTGCAACCGGGAAGATTGTTCCTGCTCCTCTTTCACTCAATGCAAATGGTGGCTACTACTACATTGCCGATGGAAGAATAATAGGTGTTGATGCAACTGTTTTTGAGCGTGAGTTTGCTAAAAGCAATCCATCAAAATATCTTGAGTTGATGAGTCGGATTTACCCGAAAGATGGCGACATAAACGTTACCAATGAGGCGCTGCGCCGCCAAGGATTTTCCTATGGGCCAAATAGAGAAATAACTACTATAAATGTAGATGCAAAAGACTTGACGGCTGAGTTGGCAAGACAGGGAAGGCCCACTAAACCACTTGATATTGTGCGAATATACGGAGGACTTGACGCCGCCGAAACGGCTATGGGTCTTGAGGTATTGAGACAAATCCCAGGAATGTCCTCATTCCTTGCTGGTGGGGATTCATATGCCAGAGAGCTTGTAAAAGCTATTAATGATGCAAAGAATGATCCCAATTCAGCCCCTGGATCTTCTCAAGTTTTTAAAGACGAACTTCAAAAGATATTTGATAGAAATCCAGGAATTGTTGACAATCCAATTTTTAACGACATAAATGCCATTCTCAATCCACCTCTTAAGCCCCTAACGCCGGTTACCTTAACTCCTGAACCGCCTATTCCAACTATAAACGTAGGCGGCGATGAGTTTCTAACTGGCTTTGAAGACTTTGTAATCATATCCTATGACCCTGCAACAAAGAAAGCTGTAATTGCGCATGACGATGGCAAAGAGGAGACGGTAATACTTCCATATGATGTCAATCCCAATGAAATCATTAAGATGGATTTGGATACCAAAACAATTGAGCCAAAACCTACGCCTACGCCTACGCCTACAGCCGTGCGTCCGCCTGTAGTAATCGTAGGGCCAACTCCTACGCCTGATCGTCCGACTGAGCCAACGCCTACTCCAACGCCAACTCCTACAACTTCTCCCACAACTTCACCTACAACTGCGCCCACAGCTACACCTACAACTTCTCCTACGACTTTACCTACAACTACACCGGAGCCAACACCTAGTCCTAGTCCGACTCCAGTTTCGCCAACACCCACGCCTGTTACGCCCACCCCTACACCAGCGGAGCCCACTCCAACGCCGGTTACGCCTACGCCTACGCCGACTGAACCAACGCCTACACCCGTAGTAACTCCTACTCCCGTTGTAACGCCGGAGCCGTCAGCTACCCCTACACCGACTCCTACGCCCACCCCTACACCGACACCCACGCCGACCCCTGCGCCATCGGTAAAAGTACCAACGCCTAAAACTAGGCAACAAACGGCTGCGGATAAACTGATCGCTGCAATGACGGCTGGATCGCCTGCTGCGATGACTGCGCCAACAACGCCGCCCTTAGTTGAGGCGTCAAACATACTTGACTTTAGAGATCCCCTAAATGTGGGCTTCTTTAGCCAACCAACGCCCGAGAAAAAAGATACCCAAGATCAACCGAGGGTAGTTAAAATTGCCCAGGGCGGCTATATGAATGCGCTTTTTCCCCAGGAAGAAGTTACTATGGACGAAATCCTGCGAATCCTAGAAGGAAGATGATATGACTGATACAGTTGATGACGGCACTTCAATGGGCGACTTTACCTTCGGTGACGGCACCGCAATGGGCGACTTCAACTTTGATTGGTCTGGTGGTGTAGACACATCAGCATCAGACAAGGTGACGCAATACCAAAATTACCTGGATTTTTACAACAATCCTGCTAACTTGGATCTTATTAACGAGGCTCAAGCTGTTGTTCAAAATCCAACAGGCAGGCAAGTTATTGAAGATGCCATCAATACTCTGGGTAATGCTGCCGGGTCGTTCATTAAAAACTACCTGTATGACTCAAAGACAAAGCAGTTTAACGTAGCCGGTATTGCTACGGCTGCTATGGCCCTTAAGGCTTTGCAGGGAGGCGATAAACCACAGTCAAACTCATATCAGGGCAGTATTCCCAACTACACCGCTGTCAGGAAACAGGTTGAATACAACGATCCCAATCGTGTCCCTGGCTCTGCTGGGCGGAGTTACTTTACTGATACTCAGTATGTAACCCCAGGTGGTGTAGATGCCGCAAATACTGCTGCCGCCACCCAAGCGCAAGGCATTTTGTCAGGGTACAGACCTGCTCCGTCCCCATCGGTTAATCCATACGCGGGCAAGTTTAGGATGGCATATGAACCTACACCGACTACCACCCCAACTGGTAACGTTACCACTGATGACGCTTCCGGCGTGGCTGCACTGATGCCAGCACAGTTTGCCCGTGGTGGCGTAGCTAGGTATTTGCAAGGCCAAACAGACGGAATGGCTGACAAGATCCCGTCTTCTATTGATGGGAAGCAAAAGGCCGCCTTGAGTCACGGCGAGTTTGTTATCCCTGCTGATGTTGTCTCTCACCTTGGCAATGGAAACTCTGATGCCGGAGCCAAAAAGCTGTATGAGATGATGTCTCGTGTACGTAAAGCGCGCACTGGAAACCCCGAACAGGGCAAGAAAATCAACCCTGACAAGTTCATGCCAGGGGGGCAGGTTGGCTTTGCTGCTGGTGGTATAGCCAAGTTTCAAGGCGGCGGGCCAGCAGGCACGGGTGTGGTAACTCCCACCATAACTTCACAAGGCACATCTACTGCTCAAGGTCTTTCTACCTGGGCTGGGCCAATGGTGTCTGACTACCTTGGTAAAGGTATGGCTGTAGCCAATACTCCATATCAGGCGTACAAAGGGCCGCTGACCGCTGGTGCCTCAGACCTTCAACAACAGCAATTTGCCGGTCTGTCTGATGTGGCTAAGACGGGATATACGCCTACGCAATTTAAAGGCGGTATCTTTGACACAAATGCTGCCCAGGCGTACATGAATCCATTTCTTGATGTTGCACTCAATCCGCAATTGGAAGAGTTGCGCCGTCAGGGACAGATTACCAACCGGGCAAATCAAGCTCAAGCTACCAAGATGGGAGCATTTGGCAGTTCCGGCTCGGCACTATCCAAAACAGAAGGTGAGCGTAACGTCCTGGATAAGATGCAATCGGCTCTGGGCCAGGGATACAGTACAGCCTACGATAAGGCTATGGCCCAGTTTAACGCCGACCAAACCCGGCAGGCAACAGCAGACCAGAACACAGAAGCATCACGACAGTACGGTGCTAATTTTGGTCTTACCACCCTTGATAAGCTGGGTGCGGCTGGCACGGTTCAGCGTGATATTGAGCAGCAAGGTCTTACGGCGGACAAGAAACAGTTTGAAGAAGAGCGGGAAGATCCGGCGCAAAAAGTTCAGTTCCAGAAAAACTTGCTTGCTGGTTTGCCTATTACAACGACTGAATCAACAAATATGCAGGGCGAGATTGCAAAGATTAGCGATCAGATTGCCGGTCTGACTTCGCTGTATCGATCTTTGCAAGGTCTGGGTCAGGCTTCACCAACACCCACCCCCACTCCAACGACAGTTGCTACACCCACTCCAACCCGTTAAGTTTCTAAGGGAAAGATATGAATCTCGTACAAATCAATGAGCATTTAAAAGACGTTCCCATTCAGAAGCTGATGGAGTATGCCAACGGCAAAGATCCAATGGTTCCTGCTTATATGGCTACGGGTGAGATGCAACGCAGGGAGGTCATGCAGCAAAGAATGGCCGCAAGCCAACAAGCTGCACAAGGCAAACAGCCCACTGTTAAAGAGCAAGTTGAGCAGAAGGCTGGACTGATGGCCCTTCAGGCTAAGCAGCAGGAAATGGCTCAGCAACAGCAAGCTCAGCAGCCTCCGCAGCAGCCCATGCCCGTGCCTCCCGGCATACCCCAGCCTCCCATGCAGGAAGAAGAACAACCTCAGTTTGAGGCCGCAAGTGGTGGTATTGCCCGTCTACCAGTGCGAGATGATATGTTTCGGTTTGGCAGCGGTGGAATCATTGCCTTTGCTGGGGGCAATCAAGTGCCGGTGGTTGAAGAAACAGAAGAGGAAAAACGGCGCAAAGCACAATTCGATGAATCTTATGAACATCGGTATGAATTGCCTACGCAAAAGCCAGAACCTGCTGCCGAGAAGCCGCTGAATCTGCAAGAGATCCTTTCCGATCCATCGGCTAGAAAAGCTGCAATGTCGGTGCTGACTCCTCAACAGTTATCTCAAATCAATGCAGAACGATTGCAAGCCCGTGAATTGGCTGGTGTGAAGGGTGAGTACGGAGAAGAGCAGCGGAGACGTTTAGCCCAAGAGGAAGAGCAATACAAAGCAATGCTCAAGGATCGTGAATTTAACAGGGCGCTTGCTGTGTTAAGTGGCATGGGTCGTGGCGGTCTGGGTGGTGCAGCCCCTGCTTATTTGCAGTCACAAGCGGCTGAGCAATCTGCGGACATTGCGCAGAAGCGCCGTATGAATGAGTTGTATGGTGGCCTTGACAAAGCGCAGCGTGAAGAGGCAATGGGTGCTGCTACCGGCATGACAACTGAGCAAGCTCGGCAAAGGAATTTGGCTGGTACTGTTGGCGGTACGATGTACTCCGCACAAACGCAAGGTCTTGCCGCCTTGGAGGCTGAAGATCGCAGAACAAAGAGCGAGGCTGAACGTCAAAGACTTTTGCTTGCATCTAACGAGAGAATTGCGCAGCTAAGCAAAGACACGCAAGAAAGAATTGCGCGTCTTGATCGTGATTTACGCGCAAGGCTGCACAGCACACCATCGGCAACGCTTGAGTCAGAGATGATTGGTTCTTATATGACAGAAGGCTTAAGCAGGACTGAAGCTTACGAAAGAATTCAGGCTCTTAGGGGCGGATCTAGAGGTGCTTTAACGCAAGATCAAGCTGTTGACAATGTGCAAAAGTTCCTTGAAAGCCCGCTTGGTATGCAGCAAATGACGCAGGAGAAAAAGAAAGCAGAGCAAGCCGGTGTTCCCTTTGATGCCAAAGCCTTCAGAGATAAATTGATTCAAGAGGAAATGGGTAAATCTAGCCGTCCAGGCGGTGCTGCTGGTAAAGTAGACACATCCAATCCCTTGCTGAAGTAAGCCATGCCCACTTTACAAGAAGTCCTTGCTGACCCAAACTATGTAAATGCAAACTTTGCTACCAAGCAAGCCATTTTCAATAAGTATGCGTCACAGGACACCAACTACTCCCAGGCCAATGATGCAACCCGCTTTGCCATCCGGCAAAAGTATGGGGTAGAAACACCCGTAGCCCAGGAAACGCCTACGGCCAAACCTATTCCTCAAAGGACATACGGCGAAGCTGCCAAGGACGTAGGCGGCAAGTTTGTTTCTGGCATTGGGTCGTTGGTACAGTTACCGGGCCAGTTGTATGGCTTGGCTACTGGAGACTTCTCTAAAACTGGTCTGTTAGGGGCCGGTGAGGACATTAAGAAGTACGGAGAAGAGATGCTGTCTCCGGCGCTTAAGGCTAAAGAAGAAGCCAGGGCGCAGAAAGTACAAGAAGCTGAGAAGACTGGGCAGATTGCTGCTGGTGCTACAGCGTTTGGTGAGACTATCAAAGACCCAGCCTTGCTCGTTGGGTTCTTGGTGGAACAAATTCCACAGATTATCCCTGCCTTATTAACAGGTGGCGGTACTGCTGCACTTACTGCAGCCGGTATTACTGCACGGGAGGCCGCTGCATTGGTGGCAAGTGGCGCTGCCAAAGAGGCGGCTCAGACTGCGGCTAAGCAGATCGCTGCCAAGAAGGCTGGTGAGCTTGGTGTTAAGGCTGCTGTTGGTACCGGTGCTGTGCAGCAAGGCGCTGATATAGGTGCCGGTGCATATGAAAACATCTACAAAGAAGCGATAGCTCAGGGTATGTCTGAGCCTGAAGCTGCTCAGAAAGCTTTGGGATTAGCGCGGGCTGCTGGTGCATCTGGTGCTTTGATCTCACTGTTGGCCCAGAGACTTCCCGGCGCACGCACCTTGGAAGAAGCATTTGCTGGCGTACCTGGGAAAACTGGTCGCATTCTGGGTGCTGGTAAGGGTGCTTTGGGTGAGTCCGTAAGCGAGATGGCTGAAGAGGGTGGCGGTAAATTCACCCAGAATTTAGCTATGCGTGAGGTCAATCCTGAGCAGGATCTGCTTGCTGGTGTTGGTCAAGCTGCTGGTATGGCTGCTATTGGTGGCGGTGGCATGGGTGCCATTGCTGGTGCAGCACGGCGTCCCGGCACCAAGGTGGAAACGTTACCACCCGTTACGGGAACGGGGAACCCTCCTACAGACAGTCCAGTTGTAGGCACAACCACGGTAAATGTTGGCGGCAAAGATAGCGTAAAAGTTAATAAAGCGGATGGAAGTAGCGATATTGATGGCGTCCAAGTCACGCCGCCCACAGAAACGGCACCGGGCGAACCTGCTGCCGTGGAAACGTTACCACCTGCCGATCAAGGTGTACCCCCTCCAGCCGAGATCCCTGGTGCGCCTACCGGTGTGGAAACGTTACCACCTGCGGAAGCACCTCCTGCCGCTACACCTCCTGCGCCGGAGGCTGTTGCGCCTATGGAGCCAGAAGCGCCTGAGTTTGTTCCCATTGAAACTGAGCAAACCAAGCCCAGGGGCGTGGCAAAGGTTGAATTTACCCCTGAAGAAAAGCAAGAAATAAAAGAGGTGGAAGCCTCGCTGGTTCAGATTAACAAAGAAATAAGAGAAGCTCAGGCTGAAAATGGAAGCCTGTTTAGTATGCTCAAAGGGAAGCTGGTAGAGCGGCCCGGTGCATTTTCACTTTCCGACATTGACAAAAACAAAAAGAGTTTAAAGCAGCTGTATAGCGCAAGTGGGCAGGGTGTTCTATTAGAGGACATGGTGGCCGATGGCGAATTGGATGCGTTTTTGCCGGGTGAAAATCGTGCAGTTATTAACGGGGAACAAAATGAAAACTTTGATGCCCAAGCGGCAATAGAGCATATTGCCGAAAAACTGCGAAACGGCGATTACAGAACCGAATATGCTGCCGCAAAGCTGAAGACTGCTCAAAATCAAAAAGCAGAGATACAGGCGCAGCTTGAAAAATTGAAATCTGTTCCAAGCACAAACTTAGAACTTAGTGAGATCGCTGAGCAGCCAAAAGGTGAGGCCACAGAAGTAAGCTTAAAAGATCTTGAGGATGAAGCTCTTTCTGCTGGCGTAGATGTTGATCGCTTGAGAGAAGAATTAAGCGACAGTATGCCCAGTGCATCTATTGAAGAATTTAAGGGTGCATATCGCAATGCTTTGTTTGCTGCGACAAGCGGTTCGCAGTCATACACCATTGATAACAGCGAATACACCATAGACGAAATTGCAACATACATCAGCGAAGGATTTACCGAAGATGAAATCAACGAACTTATCGCCCAAGCCGAGGCCGACCAAGCAGCAATTGCAAAAGCTGCTCCAATCGCTAAGCCCAGAACAAAGGGTGGCGGTACTAAAAAAATCCCTCCAGAAGAAAAGCCAACAGTAGGCGCAGGTCTTCCCGCAGACTTGCCAGAGCCAAAAGACTTTATAGCAAAGAAATCCTTAGAACAGATTGCCAAAGAAATAAATGGCATGACCGCCACCCAGCTTGCGCAGTGGGCTATTGATAATGCTCCCAACAGTGCAGCCAAAGCAATTGCTGAAAAAGTTTTTGCGCGGGTTAAAGAGTTGGATGAAAGAGGATTCTTTAAAAAACCTGTAAATGTAATGAACAGGGACGATCTTAAATTCAGAGGAAAATTTAGCTACAACATTGGAAAAGACTACCGTTTCGGATATTTCACATTTGCCGGTTTAAAGAATGGCAAAGAACATAGAGGTACAGGCACAAGATATATAACCATATTGCATGAGCTGTTGCATTCGGTTACTTCCGCAACATTAGACCCATCATTCTTGGGTAAAAAAAGCAAAGAAGCTAATGATTTGCAAGTTGTTCTTGATAAAGTCAAGAAACAAATGAAGGCAGATCAAGCTGCTGGTAGAATACATCCCATTCTTGATCGCATCAAGGTTAACAAAACCAATACCGTAAAAGACATTATGGAATTGGTGTCGTGGGGTTTAACAGACCCAGACTTCCAAGACTACTTGTCCAAGGTAAAGGTAGGCAATACCAATGCTTTGACTCGCATGGTTGAGATATTCAGGAAGCTATTGGGCTTGGATGCCCAGTATGAAACTGCTTTGGATACGGTTGTCAGAACTGCCGACACTATTCTTGACACTCCCTTTGAGCAGATTGAAAAAGAGCTTGGCCCCATTGGTACTAAGAAGCCTGCTGCGCCACCCGCCACAACAAAGCCTGCTGCAAATGCTCCTCCCAAGTTGACTGCGCCTAAAGGGTTCAAGTTAAAAGAAGGCCGCAATGAGCAGGTTGTGCTTGCTGCACGAGAGCTAAAGGCTGGAAACATTACCAAGCAACAGTATGATGAGTATGTAAATTACTACACCCCCGTCAGAGAAATACTTGGCGACAAACTAGAAAAGCCAATTAATGATGACTTGATGCGGTTAATTTTGGTAAACAAGATTCCGCAGAAGAAAGATCCTAAGCTTGTTAATGCCTCTATTGCAGACGGCACAAAAGTTGGCTTGCGAATGGACATTCCTGCGCTGGAGTGGGGAAGAGCCAATGGAGTTAATGGCAGCGTAGTGTCTATCCACGAAGGCAAGCCCGCAACCAATGCGGCGGCTGGAAAGAATATCAGCTACAAGTCGGCTGGATTTTTGAAGAATGCTGTGTTTGCCATCCGCTCTGAAGAGAAGGCGTTTGGTATTGCTCAAATGCAAGAGGGGCGTGCGGGACAAAAAGCACCGCAACAGACTATTGAAGGTACTTGGGTCAACATGACGCCAGATGAAATCTTCAAGATGGTCAAAGAAAAGCTGAACGATCCTGCGTGGTCACAGGTCAGCCTTGATCCATTGCGTCATTCATTCTTTTACGATAGATCGAACACCAAGCCTGTTGTGTCAGCCGATGAGGTGTTGCAAGTGGGTCGTTTTGTCTTGGCTAAGAACGTCAAGTATGCGCCTAGAGAAAAGTTTCTTTACGAAGAAGAAAAATCTTCTGAAGAAAGCGTAGGCGACAAAGTAAAAGCCACGGTTTCTACTGCTTTGCAAAGGCGTGAGCCACTGAATCCAGCAGACTTTAAAGGTGTTCCGCAAGAATTCCTTGACAAAGCAAATCCTGTCTATGCGCCTCAGCATAAGACAATCATTCAGCGCCTTGAGGAAATGAAAGACCGCTTCTGGCAGCGGCTTTCGCAAGGTATTGCTGACCAGTTCCGCACCATCAAAGAGTACAGCGAAGACGCCTACATTCTTGCGCGTATGTCCAAGACTGTGGACGGCGCACTTGAAGGTCTGATGTTCTTTGGTCAAGTATTCAATGACGGTGGCGCACTGAATATTAAACAAGGCACCAAGGGGATGATTGACATTCTCAAGCCGTTAGGTAGCGAAGTTGGCCGCTATCAGATGTGGATTGCCCTGAACCGCGAGGCAGATTTACCGCCAGAAAAACGTACTGTATTTATTGACAAGAAGACGGGCGAAGATGTAATGCCCTATTTGGTTACAAATAGGAACACTCTTATTGATGGGGATCTTGACGGCAAGCCCCGTGAGCAGGTCTATAAAGCTGTGCGCATAGAGATGAACAAGCTGAACCGTTCTGTGCTGAAGGTTGCGCTGGACTCTGGGTTAATTGACTCCACGGCCAATGCAATTGACCGGCTGCGTGAGCGCATCAATGTTGCTCAGAACAATGAAAACTTGTCTGACGCCAAGAGAGAAAAAGAGATTGAAGAGCTTGAAGGCCAGATTGAGGAGTTGAAGAATAACCCAATCGGCTATGAGCGGTTCATTGAGGACATTAACTACATCCCGTTCTATCGTGAAATGGAAGATGGTGACGTTTCCAAGGTAATGACCGCTACCGGCTTGTCAAACCAGCACTTCTCCAAGGCTTTGGAAGGTGGTGTTAGCCCGTTTGCCGATCTGATGGAAAACACTCTGCGTAATTGGAGTCACATCCTGTCTGCTTCTATGAAGAATCAGGCTGCAGCCGCTACGCTGAATGCTGCCGAGAAGCTAGGCGGTGCAGAGCCAAACCTCAAAGTGCCGTACTACATGATTGACGGCAAGGTGTACTACCGCAGCAATGATGAGATGGTTGGCGATGGGTCTGTTCGGTCATGGATGACTGAATCCGGCAAGGGCACAGTCAAGGCGATGGTCGATGGTCAGCCTGTGTATTACCAAGTGCTTGATCCTTTGCTGCTGGATTCAATTACTTCCATTGGGTACATGGGGCCAAAGTCTAAGTTCCTGGATGTGGCTAGGGGATTCAAGAATGTCCTCCAGTTTGGCGTGACTATCTCTCCTGCGTTCAAGATCCGCAACTTGTTCCGTGACTCTATCTCTGCGATGGCTGTCAGTGACCTAAAGAAGAATCCATTTGCTAACGTGGTCAACGGCTGGGCTTTGAGCAACAAGGACAATCCTGCCCATATGTCTGCCTTGGCTGGTGGTGCTTTGTTTAACTTTGGCTCCATTGTTGAGGGAGATCAGGCTGCGCTGGTGAAGCGGCTGATCAAGATGGGCGTCAAAGAAGAACACATTCTGGATACGCCCGCAAAGATTAAGAACCAACTTAAAAAGGCGTGGGACAAGTACCAAGAATTTGGTAACAAGTCTGAATCTGCAAACCGCATGGCGCTGTATCAACAGATGAAAGACAAGGGCTACGGGCACTTGGAGGCTTCCTACTACGCCAGAGACTTGCTTGATTTCTCTATGCAAGGTTCATGGCCTGCCTTCCGCCTGCTGACCCAGGTAATTCCATTCTTGAATGCTCGTACACAAGGTCTGTATAAGCTGGGCAGGGATGGTATCAATCCTACTGTGCGGGTGTTCTATAACTCCATTACTGGTAAGCCAATTGAGCAGACAGATAAGCAAAAAGCTGAGTCCTTTGGAATCGTTACCGGCGCTGTCTGCCTTGCTTCGCTTGCTCTGTACTTTGCATTCAAGGACGATGAAGAGTTTAAAAAGCGGGATGAGTGGGATCGGGATAACTTCTGGTGGTTCAAGCTGCCTGGGATGGAATATGCCCTGCGTATCCCCAAGCCATTTGAGATTGGTGCATTTGGTACGTTGGTTGAGCGCACAGCAGAACAAATCTTTGACCAAGGCTCAGAGGGCAAGCAGTTTGAGCAATCATTGAAGCGCATGATCACAGACACCTTTGCGGTTAACCTGCCGCAATTCTTCAAACCGCTGGTGGATCTGTATGCAAACAAAGATTCATTCACTGGTGCGCCGATTGAATCTGCTGGCATGGAGCGTCTGTCCAAGCAAGAGCGTGCCACTGACACGACAAGCCCCTTGGCTATTGCCCTGGGTGGTTTGACCAAGGTAATGGTTCCAGGCGAGGGGCTATCCCCTGTGCAGGTGGACTACGCCATCAAGGCTTACTTTGGCTGGCTGGGCGGCACGATTGCTGAGACATCGCACTATGCGGTCATGCCGTTCAAAGATGGCGCATATCCTGATACCAAGTGGGTGGACAAGGTGAGTGTTGGATTTATCAAGTCATTGCCATCAAACCAATCCAAGTACGCCACTGCTTTCTATGAGAACAACAAAGAGATCAGTCAGGCGTATGCTGATATGCGGCACTATGCAGAGATCGGGGATTCCGCTAAGGTACTCAAGATTCTTGAAGAGAAGCAAGACAAGATTGGACTCGCCAAGTTCTATGACAAGACGGCAAAGAACATGGCTAAGGTCAGATTGCAGATCCGCATGATCACCAATGACACCTCTATGGACGGTGCCACCAAGCGTGAAGAGATTGACCGCTTGAAGTCGCTGATCTCAATGATGGCTGAGCAGGCAGAAGATACCCGCAAAGCAATGAAGTAGTGGAAACGTTACCACTAATCCCCGCAGAAGCAGGCAATGGCCTCCTCTGTGGGGTCGAATAGATTGCTTTGCGCCTTGGAGTAATCAAGCATGGCGGCGTATCCAGGGCGGTCAGTCCGAAACTTGTCGCCATCTCTAATCTTTGGCTCTGTAATTGACGCCTCTATGTTGGCCCACCACGTTGCCCTGCTTGGCTTTTCCGCAATCAATGAAAAGATTTGCGATGCGCCCTTGAGAAAGCACAGGTCGCAATTGCCGTGATAGGTAATGCCATTGATATTTGGAAGGCCAAGATCAAACGGCTGCGCTTGCCAAAACTTGCTGATGTCTTCTTTGGTTATCCCGTCATCTGCTAGCGGCATATACCTTGTTACGCCCTTGCGTCCGTCAGATGGGTTGGCCCGTATCTTTGCAACCCGGCGCTGCTCATCGGCTCGGATGCCAATAAGGTTGTCCCATTCTGTCCAGCCGTTGGCCTTCAAGTATCTTTCAAAGGTCAGGATCTTGAGGTCAACCGTGCAGAACCGTGCTATTGGGTTTGGCAGGTAGCCCTTCTTCTTTACAAGCGCCTCAAACGGCTCCCCATTTCTGCTGGCGGTTTCGTATGTGACCACCTCAAACGGCGGATCAGCATCCCTGTACTCAAGCCATGTGATGGGTACATTCCAGTTTGTTTCTATGTCATGGCAGAAGCGTAACGTAGCGTCATCTTCCTTGCCAGTGTTGGCAAACAGGATCACCGCATCCTCTGGAAGACCATTGTTTTCTTGCAGAACACGCCACAACAAATACGCAGACGTTCTACCTCCGCTAAACGATATGCAGGTGGGAACATCTATTTTGTATGGGTTCATTGTGTTTCCAACAGCCTTTGAATGGTAACGTTTAGGGCGTCAAGCTCTTCCATTTTCTTGATCTTCCACATTCTTTTCTGCCCGTGCCACCCCATCATAGAACCCTGGTGGCAGTCTTTGCATAGGGCCACTACGCAATACTGCAACGATTGTTCTATGTGGTGAGCATCGGAGGGTGCTGGCGCATCACAGACAGAGCAAGGAAGCATCTTCACTCTGCCTATGTGCGCCTTCTGCTTGGCGGTTAGATTGTTATTCAATCTTGTTCTTCTCGTGCGCCGTCCATATCTTGGTCTTGACCAGATCATCGATGATGCTATCGACAAGCCGATCAATTCCCTCGTATTGCCTGTGCAGCAGTTTGTCATTGAGCATTCTCATGCTCATCTCTGCCCGCAGCAGGTAACTAGCCCAGTCGTTGAAGTCGTTCATTTCGTTCCTTTATCATGTCTTCTGCCATGTCATAGGCGGTTGCTGCAAAGTCAGGCATGGTCATACCTGTCTCGCTGACCAAGGCTTGCATTACCTTGGCCGCAAAGTAATCCATCAGCAACATACCCTCATCGTACCCCTCAGAGATGGGTGCCATCTGCCGCCAGTTGTTGGTGGGGAATGCACTCTTCATATTCTCTTACCTCGTTCTTTCATCATGGCCTCGGCCCTATCAAAAGAATGCTTTGCTGCATCTTCATCTGCGGCAAACTCATTGTTTATTAGAGCAAAGGCTGCATACCAATCAAGCATTGTGATTTCTTGAATGGACACAGGCTCAACTTTGGAAACAAGGGACTCAATCCCTTCAGACTTTTTTCTTGCCATTCTTGACTCCTACGGATTGATTAAGAATCATGGCCTCAATCTGCTTGGAAAGAATGTCAGCAATGGACTCTCCGTCTATGGAGATGCTGCTGGCTCTTTCGTTGTCTTTGATGACGGCGATGGCATCTCGCAGCCCCTTGTTATAGCCACCATTGAATACATCATCTCCTTCTACGATCAATGTGATGGCGTCCCGAACCAGTGCCGTTGCTTTGCGCTGCCCTGCTGCCGCTTTCAATTTCAAATAGATGTCCTCTCTCAGATGCACTGAGTAAGGTACTAGCCGTTTCGTTTCCATGCTTTGAATTCCTCGTTGATATTTAATAAAGTCTTTGCGGCTTCTGGATTTGTTTTGAGTTCTGCGCGGGATTTAACGCCCAACTCAGATCTCAACCAATCCGTTGCCACTGTTGCATTGGGTACTTCAATGAACCCCAGGCCAAATAACCAGTCGTGAAACCTCTGGTCGTTGCATAAGATTCCAGCAAGCTGCACCACATCTTTTGGCAGGTCTTGCTCCCTGTTCATAGGTTTCTCTTCGCCGTTCAAGCGAACCATTACCACCTGATACCTAGCCCCAACAAAGTCACGCATGACCTCATTAGGGATCTCATCTGGGTGAATGGACAGGGTAAGTACATACCCAGTCTTGTCTTGTTTAATGGCTACCTTGACGGCCTCAAACTGACTTGTCTTCATGGTCAGAAGGCCTCTCTCAGTTCTTTGTGCCGTTGCTTATGGCACGGCTGGCAGAGCCACATAACTTCCAAAGGCTTGTCATAGTCCTCGTGATGAGCGACCGATTTTGTTTCTCCGCACCTGATACATGAATCTCGTACCATTGTCCCGGCGCGTAAAGCCTGGGCAACGGCGCTATGAGCGGCGTACCTTCTTTTATCCTCAAGCCGCCAAATACGTGTGACTTCCGCTGTCGCCTTAATGCGCTCTGGGATTTTTCCCCTCTCCCGGTCATAGGCACGGATCCTCTCAATATTCTTATTCCTGTTGGCTGTAACATCATTTTTGTTGCACTCCTTGCATTTGTTTACATGACCGTCAGCCATCATTGAATGTTTGTAAAACTCCTCTAATGGCTTAACGGCTTTGCACTTAAAACATTCTTTAGAACGAACCATGTTGTACTCCTGTGCTGGTAATACAACCATTATAGACCCGTTCTAATTAAAAGGTATGTCTTGGTCATCAATAACCTGCTGCCGTGGCTTCTCCTGGCGTGGCGGGACATATGGGTTGTCCTTTGGCTTGGGCTTGTAGTTGTTCCAAGACATACGAAACCATTCGCCGTATTGGCCGCTCATCTTCCACGCCCCCAGCTTGATCACGATGTCATCGGAATCTGTTTCTTCCAGCAGTGTGCGCAGCGCAGACCTGTCCATAGTCAACTCGCCCACCATGTCGGGCTTGTTGGGTGCGTCCTTGTACCTGTTTGCCGATAGTTTTCCAGAATTAGGGTACTGTGCCATTGCTTTCCTCCTTCAGTTCGTCTTTGCGTTTCTTGAAATCGCCCAGGATGGCGACATGATCCTCTTCGGATTCTGCTTTCAGGCGATCAAAGATCACCCGATTAACCTTGAAGATGTCCAACACATCTTTCTCTGACTTGGCCTGACGCAGTGCCATGCGTGTAGCCTCGACAACAATGTTTAGCCAATCTTGCAGACCTGCTGATTCATCTGTTGTGATTGAAAGCTGCCAGGGGCTATCCGCTCCGGCGATCTTTGCTGGTGGCTTGACCTTGACCTTCACCGGCTCTGGCTTTTCCTCTTGCTTCTCAGCGTCCACCGCATCAGACTCAACGATCTCCATCGCCATTAACCACAGGTAACGGCGCAAGTAGGTATGAGTGCTACCCAGCATTTGAATGGGCTGGCCCTTGGCGGCTTCTGCATACACGATGGGTGTAGAAAATTCAATCTTGCCATCACTCTCGGCGTCATAGATTGTTAGGGTTGCTGTCTCTCCAAACGTCACTACGCCACACAATCCAACTGCGTCAAACAGTTTGTGGACTGTAGGAATGAAGTCGCCCAGTTCGTAATAAAACCAGCCGCCATAGCTGTTGTGTCCCGTCTTCTTGAGGTTGGCTTTTGAAAGCTCATGTCTTGCTGCTTGCAGCTTTTTATACACTGTCATTTTTTTCCTTCAGATATTTTTGGTATTGAGAACAGAAGCCGCTGACCTGACAATACTTCTCGCAGCGTGTGCGTTCGCCCGGTCTGACTTCAATTGCATAGCCCTTAAGCTGG